ATCAATAAGAACATGATCACCTTCTTGAAATTGTTTGTTCATTTGAAATGCAAGACCTTTGCTGAACTTAGTCGCAAAGTCCTTTATCATAAACCCTATGATAACAATCATTACCATACCAATGTACGGTAACAGGAATTCAGTAATTTCTAATGCGGCTGCATTTGGTGTTGGTATTTCCATTACATCTTTGCCTTTGCGTTTTGTGCTTCTATTCTTTTATTTTCTTCTTCAATCCAGTTCATTAACATACCCACATATATTTCCCTTTCCCACGGCATCATGTTATCTAATTCTGTTAAACTATAATTATGATGTTGCATCATTGCAAAATTAGTTTCGAAATAGTTTCTCAGAGTATCATGAGAAAGGGCTATGCGAAAAAACTTTGTAGGCCCTCCAACGTGATATTATTTTCTTTTTTAGTCTTAGGATTTTTGACAACAACTTCATGCTGTAACTTAGGCATACTGTCAAAAAACCCACTCAGTTTTTCAAATTCGGGTTGACTAAAAGTATCTAAAAAATCAGAAACCTCCTGATCTGAAACATCAACTCTGTTATAGATAGTTTTGTTGTGATGTATTTCTAATATACAATTTGCTATCATAGAAAAAACCTCTGTAACTTTTCCGTCAACACCAATTTTTCCCATGTCTTTTAGTGTGGGATATTTCATAATAACTTTAATTTCTTTATTAACATCAATCTCATTAGTGTGTCCATCTTTCATCTGAATACCAATGTCTTCGACATTTAGGTTAACCATAACCCTAGTTTTTTCATCATCTGGACACAGAAGATTAAGCTGTATAGAATCACCTACAGATTTTCCACGAAGTTTTAGAAAAATGTATTCTATGTCAAACATAGGGGAATCGTAAGGTTCTACTTCACCAAAGGTACATTCCGTAACAATATTTGCAAATGCCCTTTCAATTTCTTTTTCGTCTTCTGATTCCTGTGCCATCATCAGAAGTTTTTGTTCTTTGACAAGCCAAGGCCTGAATTTAATAGATTTTCCAGTAGAGGGTAACTGCAATTCATATTGTGTATTATTAAGTTTGGGTAACGCCATAATTTTTCATCCTTTATTCATGGTTAAAATAATCTAGATACAGCAGGTAGGGCTCGTGACAGATTTCTTTCAGCTACGTTAACTAGTGTTTGTCCTACTCTGTCACTTAGACTTGGTGCTTGTTGGTTTATATCAGCAGTTTTCCAATATCTAAAATTCATAGATACGCTCCATTTTATTATCTCAGACGATTGAGCGTAAGACAGTGATGTGTCGCCAAGAGTTGATGGAAATGCTTCCATCAGAGTAATACCATATCGTCTTTGCATTTGTTCATCTAACAGGTAGATATCTACGGAACCAATATAGTGAGCATAGTAACCTACTTGCCAAGTAGAGGGGTTAAATGCACGATGTTGCCACTTTTCAAACGCAACACGTTCTCTTGCATCTGATGAACTCTGAAAAGTCAGGTCTACAGTATCAGCATACTGGACTCCATCAACGATTTGTCTACGAGGCCCATGTACATTGGTATCATCTACAGTAGAAAGTACACGCCCAGGCAATGTAACAGTCTCGCACCGCATAGAAATTCTATCCATATCTGTTACTTTATTGATATCCTGTCTATTCATATTTTCATTAGCACCATTGTCTGATTGTAAAGCAGGTTTATGAAGTATCACTTCATAATGATTTGGTTTTGCATAACCTTCATTAACACGAAAACCAGCTATAACATCATTTAAAACACCAAATGCGGCGCCTTCTAAAAATTTAGGTAAAACTGCCATTAGAGCATACTCCTAGAATCTTTCCATACTTCACCTGATCCAGCTTTCTTAAATCTCTGTACAGGAAGTAGTGTTGCAATAGTAAATTCATCGGCATCAATTCTACGAAACTGTGATTTGGTCTGCCCTGCCAAATACCTGTGTAGTGTAGGTTTTATTAAATTAACTTTTTTTAACTGACTGTAATCTGCAACTATACGAGTAGATTCATCGAACTTAGTATTGTTACTATAGTCTACCAATCGGTCTAACAGTTTAATTCTTAGGGGTATAGGTAGGTAGTGCATATTGATTCCTAAAAACCCATCTGGATAGTTTTCTATCGGAAGCACCAAAGGAAACGTGTCGTAGTATGGTAGTTGTTTCTTAAACTTTGGATCATAGATAAACATATTCAACTTACCATAGAATGGTTTGTTGTCCCTTTTGCCGTCACGTATTAAATCTAAAGGTTTGGGAGTGCCAAATTCCTTAATCTTGTCCCGATACCATTGGGTAGACCTAGGGCGCCCTCTTACTTCATCTTTTACCGCTTGCATGTATTTACTGATAGCCATAACACTATTTATAAGAAATACCCAGATGATCCTCGTTTAGTATCTTAAATTCAAGACCATTGACATCACAAAATTCTGTTGCATATTTCCATTTTGCTTCATTAACAGCCCATGTTTTGATATCTCTATAAAATCTATTTGTTTTTCTTTGTGGTATCTTAGGTGGAGAACATTGAATTTTTGGTTTTATCTCTATGATAGACTTTTCTATCTTGCCGTCATGTTTTTTTACTTTAATATAGAAATCTGGGAAATATCTGTGTATTCTTCCATCTACTGGTGATAAATATGGTATGATGATCTCTTCACTGCCCCATTCTAATATCGAATCGCTAGTATCGCAGTATACCATAAACTTACGTTCCCATAGAGAGCGGTATACTATTCGATTGGGATCACCTTTATATTTTTTTGGGTTGTTTGGGGTATATTTACCTTTGTATGCCACGATTAAAATACCTAAATAGTTTCATAGTAAGGATATTTATACATGTCTATAGGTAATGCAATTGTCAATCAAGCACTAGGAGCAGCAAATAGAGCTGCAACGGGTGGTCTTAAAAAAGTTTTAGGTAATTTGCCTGGCTCAGCATTAGGTGGTGGAGGCGGTGCTGCTACTTCCTTTAAAGGAATTTCTACTACACAAACCTCTATGAATTTAGCATATCCACTAGCAGTAGAGCAGGATGAGATGGAAGGACATTATATTATGTTCTTTATCAATTCTGCTGATCCTGCCAAAGTTAAAAAAGTAAAAGCAGATAAAGAGGCTGCAGAATTTAGATCAGGGTTTCTTGGTCAGGATCAACTAGATAAACCTACTTCATCCACACTTTCATCTGCACCTAAAGGTGCGTTAGCAGTTACTAGACCAGCAACAGTTCGTTTGTCAAAAGCAATATCTCTTTATATGCCTCCAGCAATTAAAGTACAATATCAATCTTTGTATAAAGAAGAAGAAATTGGAGCAGGCGCACAGTTAGGTGCAGCTGCTGTTTCTAAAGCAATGGACACTGCCGCTAATCAGGGGATTTCGGGGTTTAATCCATTGAAAGCAAATTGGTCAGCAGGACTTTCTGCAACTGGAGATGCTGGACTTGCTTTGGCTGCAAGTTTTGCAAAGGGATTAGAAGCAACTGCCGGGCCATTGGTTGGTTTGCAAGGATCATTTGGTGCAATGTCTATACAATCAGGCCAGGTGTTATCTAACAAAATGGAATTGTTATTTACTGGAGTTGAGCGCAGAAAATTTAGTTATACATTTACTTTTATTCCTAAGAGCGAGGCAGAAAGTAAGGTCGTTGCTGATATTGTATTTACCTTTAAAAAACACATGACACCAGAATTTGGTTCTCTTTTCGGTAAGGGTGTACAGGGCAGAGTGTTAAAAATTCCAGAGACTTTTGATATACAATATATGTACAAAGGTAAGGAGAATCCTTGGATCAATAAAATTTCTTCTTGTTATTTAACAGATATGGATGTGCAGTATGGTAGTGACAAAGCAGGTTTTTATGAACCTCTAGAAAACCCTCAATTAGGAACTGTGGGCCCACCTCCAACTCACACAACGCTCACACTTAACTTTAGTGAAATTGAGAAGATGTCAAGAGAACGTATCGAACAAGGATTCTAAATATGTATTTTTCAACATTTCCTAAAATATTCTATTCTACCACAGGTAATAGTGATCACAAACTTGTGACCAATCTTTTACGCCGTGTTGGTATAAGGACAAAAGTAAAAACAAATACTGCTCTATTTGATACCTATGAAGTAAAAGAGGGCGAGACTCCAGAAATGATCGCTCACAAATTATATGGTGATCCAGAGTATCATTGGATAGTGTTATACATGAATAATATTACTGATCGATTTCATGGTTGGCCCATGTCTACACCACAATTTTTAGCATTTGTTAATAACAAATATAGTGATCCAAATGCAGTACATCATTATGAGATATCTCAAAGCTCTGGTGATACTTCAGTCAAAATAAATGTAGGCACAACTAATGCAGACTATCCTGTTGCAGACATCGTGACTAATATGGAATATGAAGAAAGTGTTCAAGATAAACTCAGAAGTATACGTTTACTTGATCCAGGCTACGTAGAACAATTTGTTGATGAGTTTAGATTGATAATGGAAGAGAGTGTTATTTAATGTCAGAGGGTCTTACAACCGCTGGAGATTTTGTATTAGATTTAGCTGAGATAATTACTGTAGATGGTTCTCCAGTAAATGTTACTCGCAATGTCATGCAAATAACCATTTATGAAGATATGGAAAATCCTTTTCTTTCTGGTAGTATAAGTTTTAATGATGGTCTTAATATGCAAAATTTACTGCCACTCATAGGACAGGAAGTTATAAAGTTAAGACTACACACACCATCTTTTGATTCACAAGAAATGATTATAGATTCTTTGTTTTATTTGCACAACCTTTCAACTGTGTTAGAAGTTAATAGTAATAACAAAATCTTAAGCTTTGAGTTTATTTCTCTTGAGGCAATGGAAAATACTAGAAGGACAGTAACCAGAACTTTAGATGGCACTTGTGCTGATATCGTAGAAAAACTTGTAAGAAGTGATTTGAAATCTTCTAAAGACTTGTTTATAGGACATACCACAGGCCTCAAGAGAGTTTTGGGTACAGATGTCTCTCCTATGAAGATCATAAAGGATATGACAAACCAAGCAGTATCAGTAAAATATGGTACACCAACATTTATGTTTTTTGAGACATTAGAGGGATTTCATTTTCAGTCATTAGAAAGTTTGTATGATCAACCAATTATTATGGAATATACTGCTGATGGTAGTGGTGGCCACACGCCAAGGCAACATGGATTTTCTGAGGTTATTTTAGAATTAAATAAGATTAGAAAAATACAGAGAACAAATGTCAATGATTCTCAAAGTGATCAGATAAATGGTAGTTTTGCTTCTTCAGTAATTACTCATGATATT